CCTACTGTATTTCTTTCTATTAACAAAAATGCCATATTATATTTCTTTGCCAAATCAACAATGATATTCGGTAGAAGTATTGGTCTAGTTGTATTATCTTTAAATCTTGCAACTATTTTATATGGAATTTGTGTTGTATCGATAACAATTGCAACTGAATAATCATTTTCGACTCCTCTAGAAGAATCTACTGAAATTACATAATTATGATTTTGAATAGGTTCTTCCAAAATAATTAAAGAATCAGAATCTAATTTTGGTTTTTCCCAAGTTAGAGATTGCAATTTATATCCAGAAATTAGAGTATTCGAAGATCCAAGAAATTCATTTCCGAATTCTTGTCTAAATCCATGTTCTCCGAGTTGCGCAATTTGTAGATTCTTCCAAGATTCGTCTCTTCCTGGAACTTGATCCCAAGTTATCTCTGTCGGTACATAATCATTATTTCCATCTATAGCATCTTTCCACAATTTATGGAAAAGATTCAACCCATTTGGTGTAGATGAAATAATAACTTTTGTTGTTTCGCCCGATGAAATTGTTGGAATAACTGATCTAAAGAATTCTTCCGCATTATCTACGAAACCAAATTCATCTAGATAAAGTAACGAAACTGAAAAACCACGAATTGCGGATGCTGAAGTTGCAGATGCAATTATTCTAGAAGAATTACCCAATTCTACAGAACCTTTATTTAGAATTTTAACACCAGGTTGTAAGAAGAATGGTATTCGTTCGAAAGAAGCAACTATTCTTGCTAGAATTTCTCTTGCTACTGCAGCTTTATTTGCTAGAATTGCAACATTCTTATCAGGATTAAAGAATATATACCAAAGAATGAATGAGGCAGTAGTAATCGTTTTTCCACTCTGTCTACTTGAAAGTACAATATTCTTTTTATTTTTATGGTATTTTTCTATTAGATCTTGTTGATAACCACGTGTTTTGAATTTCACGAATCCTCTATCAAGAGAATTAATCTCTACATAATTTTCTATAAAGTATATTGGATCCTGTGAACATTTAACATACTCTTGAATCTGTTCTGTGGTGTATTCTTCCGATAATCCAGATCTTTTTATTTGTGGATTTAGATAATAATTCTTATCACCTGTATTAAACATCTTCTTTTTGTCCTTTCAAGAACTTCTGTAATTCTGCAGTTGAACCGACGAAAAGATTATTCTGTGTATTATTCTGAATTTCTGGTTTAGCTTTTGTTTCTTTATTCTTGATTTCTACTAGTGTTTTTGCAACTTCTGAAGTCGTCTTAATAAGATTGGCAACAACTTCATATGCACGTGGTGATTCAGATGCTTTTGCAAATTCAATCAGATTATCTAAAGCATCTTGTGATTTTTCCATTAGATCACGATGTATCTTTTTTGCTGCTTCAACATCTTCATCAATATCTTCTCGTACTGGTGGGACATTTTTAATGATATCTGATTGATTTGGTGCAGACTCTATATCGAAGATTTCATTCAATTTATCATCGATCATTTTATTCGCTCCAAGGAACGGGTTTGGTTATTAATGGCGGATTCTTCAAATTTTCAATCTGAGACACCAAACTTAAATCATAATTATCAACAGTTTCTTGTGTTAATTTGGAAATAGTCCAGTTAATTATATCATCTTTTGTTAAAGTTTCATAATCTTTAAAAGAATCTTGGTCAGGATCTGATAGAGATAATAAACCATAACAATCTATAAAATACTCTCCATCTTTTGCTCCTCTTCGCCATTCATAGGAAACCAATACATCTTCTAGTTCATCCAAACTTGGTTTGACTTTGAAGTTGCTGAATTGCCACGTAAAATTAATTGCCATATATTACCCTTTTAATTTATTTATCTCTTATAATAACTGTTTATTTTGTTCAGAAAGTTCTTTGATCCATCTAGTCGATCCTTGAATCAAAGGGGTTGAAGATCCAATCGTATGTGATAGCCATTAATTTCCTGCTTTCAGAAGGTCGATCTCTGCCTTCAGTTCTTGAATTGCTTTGACCAATACGGGGATCAGCTTGGCATCCGCCATGCCGTAGAATTCTTCAACAGATCCATCGTCTCGCTTTAGCTCGTTGCGCTTGATGACTGAATCCAGGTACGGAGTATCCGCAAGAACCTCCTTAACTTCCTGAGCGATGAAGCCAACCTGAGTACCACTCTCAAAGTTGTGAATATCGTGATCCTTCCAGTTAAAAGTGACTGGATTGAGCTTTTCTATCACGTCCAAACCAGACTGCAACGAAACAACGTTCTGCTTGTATTGTCCATCAGAGGTAGCGATGGTTGCGTTAGTAGCAAATATCTGAGAGTTAACCTGGAGTTTGTATGATCCGTTTGAAGAAGTGTATCCAACAAGAAGGTATCCATCAGTAGTAACACGCATCCTCTCCGTCAAACTGTCGACGGCGAAAATAAGGGGGTGGGCACTGTGGGTCCCAATAATCGCAGCCCCGGCGTGATAGGCCCACATCCGGAGATCGACGGTGCCGGTGTACGCCCGCACTGTCGAATCTGCCGACGCCCGAACCACATCCAGCGCAATGCCAGCGGCTGGACTTGTCGTTCCAATACCGACATTGCCAGCGGTGGTGATCCGCATCCTCTCCGTCAAACTGTCGACGGCGAAAATAAGGGGGTGGGCACTGTTTGTGCCGATAACCCCAGCCCCGGCGTGATAGGCCCACATCCGGAGATCGACGGTGCCGGTGTACGCCCGCACTTGCGAATCTGCCGACGCCCGAACCACATCCAGCGCAATGCCAGCGGCTGGACTCGTCGTTCCAATACCGACATTGCCAGAACTTGAGAATGTAGCAATAGCAGTTCCAGCAGAGTTGTTGTTGTTCCAGGTACCGCAGAATACATCCAGATTGTAGTTAGCACTCGTATCCTGGCGAGGTTTCAGTTGAGCCATGATAGAGTTTGTATATCCACCATTGGTGTTTGCATTCCAGGTCAGAGCCGCCCCACTAGTAGCAGTGGCATACACCATGTTGGTGCCAGCACTAAGAGTGACATCGCCGTTGAGGGCAGCGACAGCACCTACCTGTAGTGTGGTTAATGGACTCGTCGTTCCAATACCAAACTTCCCATCAGAGTTAAAACGGCCTTTTTCTGCGCCGCTAACTAGAAATTCAACAGTAGATCCGCCAACAAGAAGTCGTTTACTGGCTACGCCAGTATTGTTGGATATTACATATCCATAATCTCCACCAGTATTGTAACCGATTCTTACCGCAGATCCGGCTGAATCACCTGGGTCATAACTTGATGTACTAGTTGTAAACAATCCTTGCCCAGCTACATGCAGCAATTGCTTTGGACTCGCTGTTCCAATACCGACGTTGCCGGAGGAGTCGATTCTCATTCTTTCACTTAAAGTATTTGCCGTTGTCCCAGAAGATCCAGCAGAAGCAGTTTGAAATATTAGAGATCCGCTACCACCCGTTCCAGTTCCATTGCCAGTAGCAATAGTTAAGTTAGAACCAGCAGCATTTGTTCCTGTTCTAGCTGGTCCTCTTAAAGTAGCTGCTGTAGTTGTAGCACTCGATTCCCCATTTCCGAAAATAATGTCACCTGTTACATTGATTCTCATTTTCTCTGTAGGTGAAGAGTTAGCCTTTGTATAAAATAATAATTCCCCACCAGAAATTGTTCCTGTACTATTTTGTAAAGCAGTTATTCCAGCAACATTGTAGTGAGCATCGCTTTGACCAAGACTTCTACTGAAAAATATTCCACCTAGCACTGCACCATTGGTGTTGACGCCGCTGACTAAATTTAAGAAAGATTGTGTGGCATCATATATTTGTATTGTTTTTGCAGTTGGTGAAATACCAGTATAAGATGTTACACCATTAACAAAATTTGTTCCACCACCAAGATCTAAAATAACCGCAGGACTCGTTGTCCCAATACCAACTCTATCATTTGTTGCATCAACATACAATGTACTTGTATCTACCGTCAACGCAGCAATGGTTGCCCTAGTTCCATCAAATGTAAAATTGGCAGAACCTGTGGCGACTCCGCTAGAATTATATAAAACTTGTGTATTTGAACCGCCAATCGGCCCAGTTGCACCAGTAAATCCAGTAGATCCGAATTGACCTGTAGCTCCTGTCAACCCAGTAGATCCTGTAAATCCAGTAGATCCGAATTGACCTGTAGCTCCTGTCAACCCAGTAGATCCTGTAAATCCAGTAGATCCGAATTGACCTGTAGCTCCTGTAAATCCAGTTGCACCAGTAAATCCAGTTGCACCAGTAAATCCAGTAGATCCTATAAATCCAGTTGATCCTGTAAATCCAGTTGTACCAGTAAATCCAGTTGCACCAGTAAATCCAGTAGATCCTGTAAATCCAGTTGCACCAGTAAATCCAGTTGCACCAGTAAATCCAGTAGATCCTATAAATCCAGTTGCACCAGTAAATCCAGTAGATCCTATAAACCCAGTTGCACCAGTAAATCCAGTAGATCCGAATTGACCTGTAGCTCCTGTCAACCCAGTAGATCCTGTAAATCCAGTAGATCCGAATTGACCTGTAGCTCCTGTCAACCCAGTAGATCCTGTAAATCCAGTTGATCCTGAGACTCCTCCTCCACCAATTTCAATATAATTGTATTCTAATGAATGTGTTTGTCCTGGAAGAGAAGAAGGTGATAACTCAATATATTTAAATATTAAATGAG